TTTTTTATATTTTTATATCTATCTATCATTATGCTGCTGTTCCATCTAAATCTAATGATGCATTAGTAGTATTTAAATCAAAACTTCCAAATAACTCTTCTCTTGCGATACCTAATTCAGGTCCGCTACTATTTACTTCTGCACCTGATGAGAAATATCTATTTTCTTTAGGATTAGTAGAGTAATGATATAAACCTGTTTGTGGAGCAAACTTATGTATTGGAGTAAATTCTACTTCACAATTTAAAAGATGAGGTAATTGTTGGACTGGTTCATTATCTTTTAATTTTATTTCCCATGTGTATCCTTGTTCCCAACTATAATTTACTGCTGAAAAGAATCCTGGTTGAGATACAAGATAATCTCCTATAGTAATATTACATAATGTACCTCTCATAAAACTTTGATTAGTATCGTATGTTGGAGCAGTAGTAGATGCTAAATAATTTAATTTTTGATACATAGGAATTAATTCATCTACAGATTGAGCAGCTAATGTCCACCCCATTGTAATTGATCTACTAAATCCTCCATATCTATAAAAACTTTCAGCCCTACCCATAAATTTTTCTTCACTCCATTGTGCTTGATAGTTATCTCCAAATGAATCTATAAAAGCTCTAAAGTGGATGTAAGTTTTTTGCCCACTAGGATTGTTGCTATTATTATCTAATATTCCAATTCGAAATTTAACAAAATCATTTTTAATATTATTTCCAGCATTTATTACATTTGTAGATGAATAAATAGGAAGTGCATTTAGTTTATCTAAAGGACCATTTCCTGTTCCAATGTTATAGTTTATTAAATTTTTTCCTTTTCTACCTGGGGTACCGATATTAATTCTACCCTCAAAGGCCTGATTTAAATCTTGATAGTCTAAAGATGTAGATAGTACATCTTTTGTATTTCCTTTTTCTTGAGAACTAAGTAAATCTTTTCTAAAATCAGGTAAAGTTTGGCTTTTATAAAATCTTGAATTTCCTGCTGATACTAATCCAGAATAATTTAATAGATAATAATCTTTTTTAAATTCTGGGGTGTCATATGCTTGGGTATTAGTTACTCTTTTTAAAGAAGTTTGTCCTATTCCTAATGCGGATCCAGGTCCACCATCATACCTTAATATTTCATCTTGATTTATTGATATGCTATTAAATTTTTGGCCAGCAGAAGGTGAAGTAGCTAATAAATTATTTAATAAACCACCACCTATATTACCTAAAAGACTACTAGCACCACTAGTTATTTGATCTAAAAAGGACGTTGAAGTATCTTGTTGAGTTGTTCCTAATTTATAATCAACTAAATTTGTTAATCTATTATTACTTACTTTTTTAATTTCATTAACTTTTTTAGCATAAAAAGGTGCTGATAAAGGTAATGTTGCATTTAGTATTGTATCTAGAATACCAATTCCAGTATTAGAACCATCAGCCGTTGTATCTGCAAAAGGATTTATTCCTTGTTTTAATAAATGACCACCAAATGGATTTGTTGCTACTTGTGCTAAAGTTGAAGTTGGTAAATAAACTCCATCATTTATGGGCCCATTACTAGCTTGTGCTCTTACAGAAGATCTTGATAATAAATTTTGTTTAGCTGAAAATTGTAGTCCTTTTGAACTAGTTAAATATTTAACCATTCTTGAGGCATCATCTTCTATATGTTGTAAACTATTTGCTCTTAAAAGAAAGTCAGGACCACCAGTATCTCCAGGAGTACTGTCAATAGATTTAGTGATAAAAGGTTCTCTACTATCACCTCCACCTATACGATCACGTCCATACCTTAAAGACTTAAGGTCTGTTGTTAAATTTAAAAGAGCCATATTTAATTATCTTGGTAAATTATCTAAATACTTTACTGGATCACCATCAACTAAATTTGTTGGTGATGGTTTTCCTGGTTGTTTTGGTATTCCATCCGCTGAATAAGTATCATGTAATTTTGATAATGCAAATTCAGGGGTTGATGGAGTACCACCATTCAATCCAGTTAGATTAGATTTACCTTGTGTTAGTTTGTCTAAAAGTCCCATAATTATTGTTTTATTATAAATATTAAATTATTGTATTTGTCTAGAACCTACAGCAAATGCTGTACCAACTTCAGTACTATCCATTTTTACTGTTCCTTCTTTATTTAAAATTTGTTTTAATAGCATATTTGTTTCATTCATATTAGCATTACCTCCTGCTCCACCTTGTGTGTTTATATTAGGAGAAACTGCTAAACCATCACCAGCCGCTGTTACTGTAGTAGCACCAAATTTATCTGTAATTGTAAATGGTCCTGATCCTGGGGGTGCAACACCATCTTGTACTGCTGCTGTTATTCCACCCACAACTGCCGCAGTTGCTAAAATGCCTCCTACAACTAAAGGAGTTGCAGTACCAAACGATACTGCTATTGCTATAGCAGCTGCTGCGGCCGCTGCTACTAGTAATAATGGACCTAACATTTGAACAGTAGCCGCAAATTTTTCCATTGCTAATGTTTGTTTTTCTGTTAGAGAAAGCATTTTTTCATTATTTAATGCTTCTTGTGCATCTCTATCTAGTGCTTTATCCGATTGGGAAGCTAGTGCTTCTTGAGTTACTAAACTATCTGCCAATTGATCAGCGCTCATTCCTAAAGCACCTGCTAATGCTTGCTGTTGAATAACATTCATGCCTTGTAGTTCTTCTAAACTACCTGCTTCTTCAACTAATGCTCTAGCTAATGCTTCTTGATCTCCTGCTAAAGCTGCTGCCCTAGCTTTTTCAAGATTTAAATCTCTACCAATTAATAATTCAGCTTGTAATTCATTTTGAATAGAAGATTCAAAATCTAATAATTGACCAGCAGAAGAAGCAACAGCACTCATTTCTATGCCTAAAGATTTTGCTGTAGCTACGGCTTTTGTTAAACCACCTTCAATACCCATAGCATTAACTCGAGCTAAACCTGTTATTTTATTAGCTTCATCTAAGACATCTGATAATTTTAATCTAACACCAAACTCTCTTTCGGCGTCTAAAACCCCTTTTGCTTGTTCTTTTTCTAGTGTTTTAAAATTTTTACCAGTAACCATAGCTAATTTAGCCATATTACCTACTGCTTCTTCTGATAAATGAAGCCTGTTTAATGTATCTGCTGCACCAGCTAAAATATCTTTATTAAATGCTATTGCAGTACCACCTAATTCTTTATTTAAAGCAAATACAGTTTTCTTTTGTTCTTTTAATGATACAGCAGTGGATAAAAATGATCCACTGGTTTCCATCATTTCTTTTTTAAATTCCTTAGCATCTTTTTTGGACATACTAAGGCCACGAGCAATATCAGTTGTAGATTGGTCTGCTTTTTTAAATTGATCAACTAAAGAACCTGCTAATTTAAATAAAGCTCCAGCAGCTAGAGCTCCCATATCTAAATTTTTAAATATGTTCTTAGTAACAGTACTTATTTTTTGACCAGCTGTTGCACTTTTACCTAATTTTTCTAATTGTACTTTAGATTGTTCATTTGCCTTATCTAAGTTAAAAAACTTATTAAGGTCACCCATTCCTAGCTTATTTAATAAACCAGTAAATGCTCCTGAAATTTTACCAACTGCACCTAAAGACGCATCTTGAGCTTTAACTCTGTCTTTAATTTCTTTAGTAATCTTTTCTTGTTCGTTGTAAACTCCTACTAAGGCATTTGCTTCTTCATAATCAATTTTTAAACCTTCCCTTTTAGCATTATCAATTTTATCAAGAACTGATTGTCTTTTTGATTCTATATCAGCAAGTTTTGATGCTACTTTAGCTTCACTAGCTTTACCTTTACTAGCTTGATCTTGAAGTTTATTTATAGCTTCTTGATCTTTTATAGATTGATTTACTGCTTTTGAAAGATCTCTTTCGTAAACTTGAGTAAGTTTTTCTGCTTTTTTTACAGCATCATCCACTCCTTTACCAAACCCATTTGCAAATGTAACCGCCAAAGATGCTAATGTTGAGTCTAATGACAACATTATTTCTTTAAAATCCTGCGCTTCTTCTTTTGCTTTTTTTACATCGTCTCCTAATGCCATAAGGGTATTTTGTTATAAATATTAAAAAGAATAATTTTACTTATAACTAGACTTGTTTTTAAATGTAGGACGGTTTACTTGACCTGATGAGTCTATCATAGATTTTTTACCTTTTCCTTTTCTTGCTGCTTCAGCTTTTTTATTTTGGTCTTTATTATACTCATCTATTTCATTAAAAGTAAATTTACGAAGCCAAATAGGCATATTGTATATCGTAAACCAATCATAGCCCCCATTTCCATGGAAGACTATGTTATGTATTTGAGTAAATAAGTTTTTTCTGTATGTTTGACTATTTTCCAAAGTCAGGCCAAAAAAATCCAACCCCAATTGGGATTGTTTTTGTTGTTTCGCTACCAGAGGGAAAAAAAGTTAAATCTACATCAGGAGATATTGACTTAATATATTCTCTTAGGGCACGAGCATCTCGCGCCAGTAAATATTTATCTACAAACTCTCGAATATCTTTTTTATCTGTTTTTTCTTCTACAGATAAAATCATGTGTTTTAATCTAGTAGTAAGAGTAGGGTCTTCATTTTTATTTATTTTTTTTAAACCCTCTAATTCACGTTGAATTTTCATTTCATCTCCGTGATTTAATAATTTAAACGTAATTTTATTACCTGAGTGGGGAAATGTAAAGTTAAATTCATTTTTACCAGATTCAAATAATTCATCATTAATTTCGATATTATTTACTTCTGTTAGGTCAACTGTTTCCTCTACTCCTTCATATGTAAAATTATAATCTTTACCATACCCTAAAATACGAGCTGCAATCATAATTGCATTTTTATCTCCAATTAATAAATCATTATAATTTATTTTGGAAACAATTAATGATTGGAATAGTTTATCTAGTACAGTTCCTTTTTGGATATAAGAAGAATTAGTAAGAATATCTTCTTCTTTAGCAGTCATATATTTGATTTCAATTTTTCCTTCTGCTAAAGGAGAATCTTTAGAGTATAAATATCCTTTTGAGGGTAAATCTACAACTTCTGTAGCTAATTTAAATTCGGCCATAATCTTTATTTATTAATAACGTTTTGTGCGTTGATAAATATCAATATAGTTAGTTTTTTTACCATCTCCACGCAATTTAGAAAAATAATTTATTAGAATTTGCAACAGAATCATAATAATAATGACCCTGAAATGTGATTCTAGAATCATTTTGTTTTAACTCTAATTGTCCTATTCTATGAGGTATATCTCCTTTCCAAATATGTAAAGTACCAAATTCATAGTTTTTAGTACCAGTTTTATAATCTAAATAGGGTGTAGTGCCTTTAGATTCTATTAAAGATACAAATGAATAAATTTTATTTATATCTAATTTAGGGTAGAAATCTAAAATATTAAGATCTAAATGGTAATTATATGTTTTTAAGGGTTGTGGGAAACCTGTAAATACATGAAATCCTGGGATTGTTAATTCTCCTTCTAATTCCGTAGGTATGGAAGTTATTAATTCTATTCTATCAATTAATTTTTTATACAACCAATAAAATTTTTTAACTAATAGTAATTGAATTCCTATATCTATATTTTCTTTTTTCCCTTCTAATTTATATATTGCATCACCTAAAGTATATTCAGCCTTACATTGTTCCATAATAGCTTCTTCTGTTGGTGTACCCTTATATATTTGGGCATGGCTATTTTCGTATTGAGAAATATGTTTCCAATATTCTTTTAATTCATAAATATTATTTCTAATGATTTTTATTTCTTCTAAAGATAAAAAATTAGGATAGTCTTGTACCATATAATTAAAATAAAAAAAAGCTTGGCCTAAGCCAAGCAATTTTTCAATCAGGGGTGGGTAAAATTTTTAGAAATTTAAGATACAATAATCTGGTTGTACCGTTAATTCTATATTTTGAGCAGTATCTACAGAATCCCAATTATATTCTCCAAATCCAGCATTTGTAATAAATGCACCTTTAATAATCCATTCTGATACTATATCTCCTACAGGACCAAGTACATTAAAAGTAAGATCTTTTTTATAGAAATCACTATATCCATCACGACCAGTAACTGATTCATGATGTAAACGTACCCATTCCATAACGGCTTGAGCTCCAGATGGTGTAATTGGGTCAAATAATGTTAATGAGATAGGATCCCAAACTGTTTTACCTTTTACATATCTTGATACATTAATATGATTTAATTCAACTGTACCTTGTGTTACGGATACAGCTCCAACTCCTTTTACCACATAAGCAGGAATACCATCCACATAGAGGATAAATCTATTCTGCTGTTTTGGCTCAAAAGCTGTGAAAAATATTTCGTTTGGATCTAATACTGCCATTTTATTTTTTTATTTTATTATAAATATTTATCTTTTTTATTTTTATGCTGGGAATGTTGCTCCAGTTGGTAATACATTGAAATCTAATATTACAAATTCAGCTGTTTTTGTTGGTTGTAAGAAAATTTGTCCTACTAACTCATTTCTATCTATTACAGTTGGAGTATTATTAGTATCATCCATTACTACTTTAAATGCATATAATCCTTGTCTTTGTTGTACTCCTTCTAAATAGGGGTTAACAACACTTAAGAAATTATTTCTTGTAGCGATTGTATTTTGTTCAAATACTAAATTATCAGCTACTCCGGAAATAAATCCTTTAAGGGCAATTAATAATCTACGTACATTTACTCTATCTAAAGCACTAGCTCTTTTCTGTAGTGTTTTTTGTCCAAATACAACTACTCCACTTTGTGGGAATGTAGCTAATGGGTTAACATTTGCTTCATATAAAGTATCTCTATTATTTGCTGTTAATCTTCTTTCAGCTCTAACTACTTGTCCTAAAGCTCCTCTAGTTAATCCCGCAGGTGCAAACCACGGTTCACTTGAAGCATCTGTAAAGACATATACTCCCGGGATTACCGTTGAAGCTGGTACGAATACTAATTCACCAGTTTGTGGGTCAATCATTTGTACCCATGGCCAATATGTAGCAGCATAACTATTATCAAATGAAGCAGCTGCTTGCGTTACTGAAGTTACTGAGCTTCCATATTTTACTAGGTCTACTACTGCAACGTTATCACCTCTATTTAATGAATTATTAACTAAAGCCGTTGTTTGAGTTGTGTGTACCGCGTTAATTAATCCAGGAGCACTAATAACATTATATTTGTATTCATCTACATTTCCTAATAAAGCAATTGCGTTATCATAATTACTACCAGTTAATCCTTGTGTATCCCAAGCAGCACCGTCTCCAATATTTGAATAAAAATTAGAAATTCTTCCAGAATCTGCTGTTGTAATATTTCTACCTACAGCACCTCCGAATGATCCTGATGCTACAGCTGGTAGACTACCTGTAAAGTTATCTTTTGCTGCTCCATTATTATCAAAATAATTTGGAGTTTTTCTTACTGATTTAACTCTTACATAGCTTGATAAGTTAGCATATGAACCTGATTCTTGGATATAATAATCTGCTCCATCATTTACGAAATTTTTCTTAATATCACCAA